CTAACTGTGTTTTTGTATTTATATTCCTCTTTTATATTTAGATAGTTTGAGGCTAAACCAATAAATGCTCCTGCGTTTGCGTTAGTAGTTAGAATTAAGAATGTTATAATAAATTTAATCATATAAATTATCCAACATTTTAGGGTCAATCTTGTCAGCAATTCGAGCAAGTTTTGATGATATTCTGTCCAAAGTATCAACTGAAAGTTTTTTATGATCCAAGTTTAAACTAGATTTAAAAGATTCTAATTCTTTAGTAAAATCATTTCTAATTTTTGCAGAGTCTTCCACGCACTCTTTTCTAATTTTGGCTTCTGATAATAATATTGTTTGATTAATATTTTTTTGGAACAATATTAAAATCACAGGTAAAGACACCACGCTAAAAGCTAAAGCAGCACCCAATAATGATGTAGTTTCCATTTTATATGTCGTTTAAGATTCTTTTGGCTGAATCGTTGCAATATTTCTTAGGTTCAGAAGTTGTGATTATAAATATCTTTTTTATTTTATCACTCTTCCAATATGTTTTAAACCATATTTTTTTTAAAGGCTTTAAAGTAGAACTAAATAATTTATATATTGATGGATATTGTGATAAATTAGAAATATCAAGATCCGTTACAGTTTTATTCTTTGGTTGTGATTTTAACATAGACAAAGAAAGCTCGTCAAGAGGATGAGTTCTATTATAAAAATTATTAACCCTAGAATCTTTTACAGAATACACGCAAGTCATGCTTTTTTCGTTTTCTCTGCAACCAGTAACATCATCAAAACTGTAAGAATTTCCTTCTATAACAAGCGAGCTGTAAAAATAGTTCTTTCCGCAATTATTTATAAATTCTTCTATCGGTCTAATTGCTCCAAACCAACCTGACATGTAAGCAATAGTTGCGGTTACTGATAAGCTGTAGAACAAAAACCAACAGCATAAGCATAGATGTAAAATTCTTTTATTTTCTTTTATACTCATTTAATTCTCCTTTTTGTGAACAAGCCTGACTTAATCAAAATTTGTTTTAATTCGGCAGGACTTACTTTGTCTTTTTGTTTAGGAAAGATACCGGCAGCGACAAAACCATTAAATACTTGCTGAGAGCAAAATAGACCTTTTGATTTATAATCTAAGCTTCTAATTTGTTTGATCTCGTCAAGAGCTGAAAAGGCGGCATCTAAGGCATCATATTTTAAACTAATGCAGGATTTATTATATTTCTTAATCTTGCTAATCTGAGCTTTAGTAAAAGGGCTTATTGGCTCATAAATATGAATCTTTGCATCACTAATTGCATAATTCTTCATCCACTTTCTAATGGTAAACTTTTCAAAGCCATCTCCACTCATATTCATGACGTGTCCAGCGTAATATCCCGCGGCGTGCTCTGTTGGATCCCAAGTAAAGATTTGGATAATATATTTCAATGGCTTTGTGAAAAGCGTTCTAAATCTAAAAGGGCTTGATACTGTTAATACTGAGTTATTTTTCATTATTCTTCTAAAAATTGAAAGTTTGATTCGTCCGTTTCAGGCCAAGTAATATTTAATTTTAATTGCTCCGCTGTGAAACTATTCCACGCTTTGCCGTGAGGTTTATTTTCAGGAACTGGCGAGGCATAAATTCCTTCGACTGTTGTTTTTCTTGGTAAAACCACAGGAGTTTCCCCTTCTCCCGACATCGCCCAATTTAGTGTGCCTAGTTGATTAGGGATTTCAGCATTGAAACGAATTGTAACTTCAGTATTGTCCCAAAGCTGTTGTAAAGTGCCTAACCACCATTTTTCTTGAATCATATCGTTATGTTGTGTTTGTTGCTTAAATAAGTTTCTATGTCTGATATTTGCCCAGTAGTCAGTGCTGTGTCATAAATTATAACTTCTGCTATTTCTCCGTCTAAAGAGAATCCTATTCCAGCACTATTTCCCCCTATGCTGACCGAATCTACATCATTAGCATCTGAGCCATTGTTATTTGAAACAGGGGTTGAGCCGTTCACTGACATAGTTAAAGCCGAACCATCTCTTTGAGTTCTAATTATGTTTAAATCTGAAGGAGTAAAAGAAGTGCTTAATGCCCCTGCACCGCTGGACGAGCTTCTAAATTCTAGATAATTTGATGACTCTATATATCCAATATTTAATCTTGGACTTGTCCCGTTTCCAAAAGCAATAATTCTCCTAAGAAAAGAATCTTGACTCGTGGCTTTTACAACAACAAAAATTGTACTATTTCCAGAGGGAAGATAATTTAATGTAGATGGAAGGTACAAGTTATCATTTTGAAAAAATAATGTATTCAATCCATTTTCGGACGTTGTACCAGTCGATGGCTGCAATACAGCGGAAATTTGCACTGCATTTATGCCATTCTCGTTAGCACTAATCCAGTCAGAAACTGAACTAGAAGCCGAACTAGATCTAGGTATTATTGAAGTTGTGTCGCTAGCAATACCCCAAAATGCCAAATTAGTGCCTGAAATTTGGGAAACAATAGGTAGGTCGTTAGAATTGGCAGGACTTAAACCTTGCTCACTTAACGCTGTAACTACACATCTAACACTATCTCCAATATCAGTGTATGCCGTTAAATATGTCTTGGAAGTTGCTAAATTAATATTAACGCCATTATTCTGCCATTGATATGTGAATGTTGTTGGAGTGTAATCCCAAGTTCCATTAGTAGTCGTTAATGTTTCTCCATTTTTCGCAATTCCAGAGACAATAGGGTTTATGGTATTTTCTGGAGCAGGCGAAGCTAATAAGGAGCCAAGTAATGATCCTGCTAGTAATGATCCTAATAATGTATTTTCACTTGACTGAACCACCTACGCAATATTTTTAAGATTGATTTATATATCTATTAAGACTTGTTCAATTTCAGGGAAAATATTCAAATCTACGGCGCTTAAATCCGAACTTGCCAAACAAGCATTTATATCAACAATTTTGTCTTCTTTCAAAATTAAATTAGAAAATGAAATTCTTTTAGCAACTAAGAAGAATTTTTCCCATTCAGAATAAGGGATGTCTATTAAAGTTTGAATATTTTTGTCAATATCTGGCGCTCTTAAACTAGCTGAACCATTAACTTTCGCAGCCAAAACTTGATTAGCAACTACTACATTAAAAAATTCGCCTTTTAATGGGATCATAAAAGTGTGTCCATTTTTGACTTTAATCCATTGAGCATCTGAATATAAAGATTCTAGTTCTTTTATTTTTTCATTTTTAGCTTCCTGTAAAAGCTCTTCGGCGCTAGGTAATAAATCGTCTTCTTTTTGAGATTGACTTTTATAATCTGACTGTGCAAAAACAAGCTCTGCAAATTGCAAATCAATAACATATTTTTGCGCAATATAGATATTTAGATTAGTTTCATTCTGTAGATTTATGCTTTCAACTTCTAATTTTAAGGCGGCTAGCTCCGCAGAATAAGTATTTTGGTTAGTTTCATTTTGCAAATTAATACTGTCAACCTCTTGAGCATACTCCGCCAAGCTTTCTAAATAGGCTAAATACCCTGCGCTTTCTAAATATTCTTGTTCTGACAAATTCCAAGTATTAGGTGCTTGTGGCTTTAAAGGTAAAAGAATTATTGCAGGTGCTTGTGGTAATAGAGGTGAAGGAATTATCGCAGGGGCTTCAGGGTACGGGGCGAAATATTGATTTCTTTCTACCAATACAGCTTCCCAATCTTTTCTTAAATCTAAAAGGCAAACTTTAACTCTACTGCGAATAACTTCCTCTTCTTTTTCTGCAAAAAGCCCGCAGTTGTTTACATTATCAATCCAATCATCTGCCGATGATATTTCAGCTCCAAGTATTTGCTTTTCTAATTCTGTTATCATCTTAATTTCCTGTTTTTGTTATTGAGAAGTTGCCGCCGATTGCGAGGTCAGTGAAAAGAGTTATACCAGATCCTTGGTAAGCTAAAATCCTCACATTATCACCAGCGTTTAAATAAATTCCCGCTGAAGCATTCATTCCTGCCCTATCGTTAGAAACTGGAGCTATGTTTTGATAACCGACAAGAGCCGAATTGTTGACCCTTATATTAGCTGATCTCGCTCCAGCACCGTTTGTCGTAAAGCTAAAACTACCTGTTATTTGATAAAAACCAGCGGTTGAAACGGTGAACACTCCCGATGCAAAAGATACTCCACCGCTTAATGTGGGAGTTCCGTTCCAATATGTTGTTAAATTAACACCTGTAGCGTTAGGGATAGACTGAGTCGTAATTCCTGTAACGTGTCCGTAAGCAGCATCAATGCTCACAATATTTTTTTGAGCATCTAATCCTAGATTAGTTAATGATGTAAGAGATGAAAGATTTATATTGGTTGGAAATTCTATGTCTCCGGAAGTTGTATTGACTTTATAAACATTTGTTCCATTGAATGATCCGACTGAACATTTAAACGATTGAGAATCTGATGTGTGAATTCCCATTGCAACTGCTGCGTTGCCAGCCCCAAGAAGCGCATATCTTGTGAATGCGCTTCCACCATTACTCCCGCCAGCGACAATTTCTTGGTATGCGTTGGCGTTGCTTGTGTTGCTAGTGTTAGTTAAGTTAATTCTTAGTTCCCCTAAAGTATTGTCACTTGTGAAAATATTACCGCCACCAATTACCGTTGAAGAACTACCTTGTTGGATTTGAAGAAAAACTGCCTTAAGATCCGAAGCGATTAACTGATTAACACCTGAAATATTTCCAGAATCATCGATGATAATTGAGCTGTTTTTAATATTTCCGGACACACCGTCTGCCCTAACTAGAGCATTGTCGGTCATTACAACTTTTGAAACTAAGCCAGATAAATCTTGATCGCCTGTGTTCGTGTTTGAGGTGTCTCCTAAAACTGCTAATTCCGCATCATTAACATATCTTTTATTCAAACTATCTGCAATGTCAGCAGTTGTAGCATCAACCCCAGAAACCACAAGTCCATCAGCGTCATAAGTTATTTTAGTTTTTGTTTCTCCAGTTATTGCTGTATTTTTATCTATTTTTAGATTTAACTGATCCTTAACTGCTTTAACGCTAGGATAAAGAGTGTTGTTTTCCGTTGAAAAGGTAGTTGCTTTATTTGCAACATCTTCTGGCACATAATTAACGCCACCTTCTATTTTTTGCCAGATCGTTCCATTGTATCTGACATCATCGCCTGAGGTAAAATCAATTGATCCAGAGCCTAGATCCTGAGTACCAGCAATAGAGACTAAGTAATAATCTCCATTTACTCCCGAACCATCGGCAATGTTTGGCGTGTTGGTTGATGCGTCCCAAGCTCCTTTGTAAGAAGTTCCTGAATTGCCGTCTAGTAAAGATCCTGTTAATGACATTAGAAATTTATGTTTATTGCGTTGACAGCTTCAACTGGCGTAATTGATTGAGGCTCTTCTTGATCGTCAAAATATTCACCGTTTACGACTATTGCATTAATTTGAGCCTTTAAATCTCTTCTAGTCTCTCTTGAGGTAAATTCCCTAGTTTGAATTAAGGACTCGATAGATTTAAAATTGGCTTTAGTTAATGAGATAAGATCATCTTCAGGATAATTTGGATAACCTACGGTGGTTGCTAAAGTTGCTAAACTGTTAGCTAAAGAGATTATTGCTGTTTTTGCTTCTGAAGTTGTCGCAAAAGTATTTCCTGAAAATTCCATTGGAACTAGGCAGAAGTCGTTTCTATTCTGGTTTAATTGAGCAAGTTTTAGATCTTTTGCATTTTGTAACAATTCCGAGCTAGTGAATTCATCCTCAACAATTCCACCGGCTGCGATCCATTTTTGAATTGCTTGATAGTCTGAATTATTAAGAGAATTTGGGACAAAAATTGAGCTATTTACTAGAAAATTTAATCCTGATTTTTTTACCGTGTTTATTTGCATGTTATTTTTATTTAAAGTTCTGCGTCTGCTGTGTGATGCCAAAGTATAGTATTCCCAATTGTCATACCTGAACCAGTAATTCTATATCCTGTTTCTGACAAAGTTGATATTGTCGGGTTTATGTCTACTCCTGCGGTATCATCTTCTAACTTTCCCGCCGCTCCAGTTTGAACGCTGTAAGTTATTATTGAGGGGTCATCTCTCATTCTCTGTATAAACTTAGTATCTCCGAGTAATGTGATGTCATTTACAAATTCTACCCTAGAAAGGAACATCCCCCTAGAATTTGTGACTGTTCCAGGGGGCGTGTCTATATTATATGTTTTTTGAAAATATCTTTGACACAGTTCTATTTCATCTCCAATTGACCTGATTTGAAAAGGAGTTGCAATAGATCCAGCTTCGACTTGAACACCTGCTAACCTGAAATTGTTGGAGGCAGAATCGCAGGCATTGACTTGGTTTGTTGTGGCTGTGAAAGTTCCAGTTTGCCAAGTGCCAGCTGTTGTCGTTTCGTCACTGCCACGGGCAAGAATGAATGATACAAAAAGACCTATTCCATTTTCATAATCCCAAGTCCCTACGGAAGGTGAGGCGTCAACTGTGATTGTTTTAAATTCCCAAGTATCAGTAGTATTGATAGTATATTCCGAAACAAAAGATCTATCATTTCCACCATTCCTAAAATTGGCACAATAAATTCCTGTCTTTGTGGCTTTAACCCAGAAAGATAATGTAAATACTTTTTCTGCTATTGATTTAAAATTGTAACCCTCAATTTTCTGCTCAAAACCAGCAGAATCAGCAGCCCCTATGGATCCCTGCGCAGTTGTGCAATCTATTAGAACCGAGTTTATAATTTTTCTTCCTGCTTGGGCTACTGTTGGAACATCAGATGATTGTGATATATCATGAACCATAGTACCAGATTTTCCATAATACCACCTATCCAGCGAATATGTCGCGTTTGCCACGCTAGTAAAAGAAGTTCCTCTTTGAGAAATGTCCATATCACCATTGATGATGGCGTTTTTGTTTGAGAAAGTTGATGGATAGTTTGTGACTCTTCTAAATAGATTTCCATCAAATCTAAATACAGAATCTTCTGTAGTTGATATAAATGTTGGATTAGTAGTTCCATCGGATTCTTTTAGGCTTTTATTGCCAGCATTACCAACATTAACGACTGCCGCAATTCCAGTTCCTGCGTTCCCAGCTCTAAATTTAATTTCCATTCCAGTGAAATATCCAACTGTTGCGCTAACAGGGCTAGTAAAGGAAGAGGATAGAGTTAAAACATAAGCATTAGCCGATCCACTATCTATGTAGAAGTTATTAGCCGATTGTTGAGCTATACTAATAGCTGCTTGATTATCAATCGCATCGTTTAGAGTTTGACCAGTTCCTGTGATAATATTGTTGGTCTCTTTGCGATAAAGATTAAGATAAGCTGAATCAGCACTAGGTGGTTGGTTGTCTTCGAATACACTATTTTTTCCTGCCATATTTTATAAATTTTGAAAAATTAAAGTTGTCATTGTCGGTTTTAAAGCCTCGAACAAACCACTAAGTTGAGAACTAGGACTACTAGGAAAAAAAGGAACATTATACGGCGGATAAGATGCCAAATCCAAATTTTCTCCTTGAATAATCCAAATAAACCTAGCGGATTTTGAATTCCTAATTGGAATAAAGGGCGGAGTGTAAGGAGGGTAAGCAACCTCAATTCCGTGTTTTATTGTTATAGATTGACCAAGTATAGCCGCCAAATCAATAAAATCCTGTTCCGTTAATACATTTAAACTTCTTAATTTAAGAAGAACATTTTTTCTTCTTTCTTCAATATCTGAAGACGTACCAACAAATATATCATCTGGTATTCCAACAGCGCCTTCCCACAAAGCCATATAATTAGGATCATTTGTAGTTAGAATATTAGTTCCGTCCCAAACACTTTGAAATAAATCATCAACTCTTTTAAACTCTCCTGCTAAACCAAGAAACATCTTATAAAGATTAGAGCCTGCAATATTTTTATTTGTGGCAGTCCTATCATTAAGGAAATACTGCCCTAATACTTGTTGGTTTTCCTCTATTGTGTGCGCTTGAAAATCAACCATTATATATAAGTTGGCGTTACATAAGTTCCTAATTCGTTTAATCCAATCACAGTGTCCACAGTAGGAGCAGACAGCGTGTAAATTGGTATATTTCCAGTAGAATCTATTGTTCCTTTAATGACAGCATCCAAATCAGCTTTTTTAATATTTTCACCAATATTGTTAGAGATCTTGAAAAAATCTTTAAGGGAATTATTAATAGCTGTTTGCATCGTAGTCGTGTTAGGACTAAGGTTTGAGAATGTGATATTAATTGGAACTGATGTTGGTGAAAAAACAATAACATCATCTGGTGAAACATGAGCTGGTTTAACTTCTAAGATCTTATCTTTAACAACATTAACTTCGGCAGAACTTGGAATGATGGAGTCTTCGTTATCTGTTGTAAAACCAATTCTAACTTGCCCTTCTTCCACATAAGAGTAAGAAGTGTTAATTGTTCCAGTTGCTGGAGTTGTCGGGCTTCCACTCACTACATAAGCAAAATAATCAGCGTCAATAACAATAACTCTTTTTTCAATTACATTATACTCCGCTTGTACTGCTCCAGTCGGGCTAATATAGTTTCCATCAACAAGTCCATGAGCAATTGAATTAGCTGTAGCAATTTGACCATTTCTAGTAAGGGAGGAAATTAAGATTGAGGCAGAAGTAGTAGAAGGAGAAAATATCCAAACCCTAGTAACGCCATTAATTTTTTTAGCCTGATTAATTAAAAAATTCTCATTAAAGAAAGAAAAAGGAAATTGAATACGAAACAGAACTCTCGCACGATAAGATTCAGCACTTTCTTGGTCAGCTCCGCCAGATATTTCACCAAAAGAAACATAAGCATTGTCGTCAGCGCCAGAGGCAGATAAAGTTAAAACTCCACCAGATGTAATATTGGTGTTTAATCCTTGAGAAGAGGAAGAGACAGGCACAAGAGCAGTAGTCCATTGCGCCACTAAAGTTCCGCTTGCAGATCCAGCAGTCCCAGCTTGAGTAAATTGAATTTGGTTAGCAGAAGTCGCAGTAATTCTAACGCTAGTAGCATTAAAATCAGCGGGTGAAGCACCTGTAATAGAGTCAATAATAATTCCACTTGCTTGATTATGCTCTGCTGTAAAATTAACCGTAACAGTCGTTCCTATTCTTGACATAGAAGCAATAGAAGTTGTGGCTTGGGAAATGGTCGCAGCAGCTTGAGTTGTATATGTAATTCCAGAAGAGCTTTGTAGAGTAGTGCCAAGAGGAACTATAGTAGTAGCCGTTCCAGATAAAACTATATTTCCAGTTGATCCAACAGCGGGGCTTCTGACTATTCCGTAAGTATCACCCCATCTTCTAATATAAGCTTCAGAGGCAGTTTGAGGAAAGAACTCCTTAATCATCAAAAGAATTTTCTTGTAATTATCGTAAATTCTTCTTGATAAAGCTTTAAGTAAGGATGATAAATATGAGGTAGGTAAAGATGCTCCGCTATCAGGTATCTGTGCGGTAAAGTCTGATGTTATTCTATTGTATACTTCCTTCTCATTAGAAGGTAAATTTAAAGACATTTGCCGTGGTAAAGCTATGTATTGTTAATAGTATTTGTCCAAAGGTCATAATATTGCACAAATTCCGTGTTATCATTCCTTGTGGCAATGATTGTGGCTTTCAAAGAATCTATGTCAAGTGTTTTTTCAACTACAATATCAATTTCTTTTGCAATACCTCTATCTATATACCACTGGAAAGCATCCTCTAGGTAGTTTTGGCAAGTATTAATTGTATCATCGTCTAAATTAGCTTGGAATTGTGTCCAGATTAAAGATCCTTGCTCAAATCCATCTTCATTTAATTCATTGCCAATCCAACCACCTCTTGAGCGGGGGTCTTCAATAGAGTCATCTCGTTGTTGACAGAAAATCGTCATAATAAATGAAGTTTCCAATCCTTCAGTTAATGCAAAATCTCCATTCTCAAAAGAAATATCAAAATTTCCGTTGGAATCTTTAGCTAGTTTTAAATCTTTTATTGACATAAAGAAAAATTATATTAAATTATAATAAATAAAATTTATTTTGTGGTGAATTTTAGGTAGTCATAGCAGTTTTTCATAATTTCTGCTATGATGCTATTAACCCATGAGTTCTGACAGCCGCAAGTAATAAATTGAGTTGAGATATTGCTGTAATTAAGTTTGTTGCGTCAACAACAGTTGCGCCCTGACTTCCAACTACCTGAGTATCACCAACCTTCAATACTCCTCCCAAATTTACATCTTGGCTAAAATCTGTTTGAGGAGTGGTGACAGTTATATTTTTAGAATCACCAGTTTCAATCAAAATAGAACCATCTGCTTTGAGATAAACTTTGTTTCCATTCCCATAAATGATTTTTTCCTTTTCTTGGATTAAAGGGGCTTTATCTATGTCGTAAGGCATCACATAATTCAAACCATAGTCTTTTCCGATTTGGAAAACCATACATTGATCCCCAACAGCAGGGCAGGCATTATCACCTGTCTCATAAATTAAAACTCCCTCTTCTATGGCAGGAGCATCAGGATCTTGGAATTGGACTCTGATTCTTCCATATTCTCCAACGTAGATTAATTTTTTAATTTCGGCAGTTCTTATATAATTGTACATACTAGAGTTCATTTATTGGGGAGAAATCAATAGCCAAACTTCTTTTACTTTTCTTAATTAATGGTTTAAACACTGATTTAGTATAAGATAAAGGATCAACTAGTTTCATATCACATATAGTGCCAGACAGGCTTTTTCGGTACTTAACTGACTTAATAAGTAACTCATCTTCTATTCCAGCTTGTTTATCAGAAACATAGACTAATTGATTAATCTTCCAGAGTTGGTTTCCGCCAAAACTAAAATCTTTAGTCTCACTTAAATTTTGTCTAAATCCAAAAACTGAACAATTATATTCAAATGACTTAGACCTTCTAATATTAGCTTCCCATTCCGCTCTTTCTGTGCATTGCTTGCTACTTAAAGAAGAAATATTATCTAGAAACCTTCTAGTCTTCCTGATATTATTATCATAAAACACTCCTGAGCGCTGTGTGGTATTTTTACTTAAGGCGTCTTTTATTGCCCCTAATCCTGTTTTATCTGAATCAGGTTCACTAGTTTTCCCGCTAGAAAATATCTTATACTCATAAAACATTTTTGACTCATCTCTTTTCATCGAAGCGTTTTTAATATTATTGGAAGAATTGGGGCTATTGAATAAATTATTATTTTGGAGAATAGTTCTACATCTTTCTTGTCCAATTTTCCTAATAACAATATTTCCGTCTCCATTTGTTCCTATGACAAGCTGTCTTTTATCTGCTAATCTTTGGATCAAACTGAAAGCCTTTTCATCTTTCCCAAATGAGATACTTTCGTTAGTCTCAAACTTATCAATACTCCCATATTCATTTATGATAGCAACTTGATTATCACCTAGTTTTTTTTGCAATCCAATTAACCTATTGGGAGAAACAACTTGGTAACCAGTTTCTTTTAGCAGGTCTGTTAGAATCTCTACAAATCCTATTGGTGTTTTGAATATTTTATTGGAAACCCTACTGTCAACAAAGTCGCATAATTTATCTCTTCCAGAAACTTTAAGATTTGCTGTGTCAGAAAAATAAGTCAAATCAGTAGCTTCGATAAATCCTGTAAGCATAGTCTTGCCGTCAATATTGATTTTAATTGCCTCCCCAAGAGTTCTAAATTCACTTTCTTCAATCGGAATGTTGATCTCTAAGTCAAAATCAAAACCAAAATCATCTAAATTGGTGTCAATACCAGCGCTTATAACAGTTTTAAAGGTTTTGTTGTTTATTTCTACAGTGACTATATTTACCATTAGCTAGATAAAACAATTATATTACCAGACACGAATGCTGGATCTTCAATTCCATTCAAACTTTCAATCTCTCCCGCCCTAGAGCTATCGCCATAAAGATTGTAAGATAAAACAGAGCTAGGAATAGAGTTCGTTCTTATAGATACATAGAAAGGTAGAGTTGTTTGTAAATCTTGAAGAAGAAGCCTGTTCTGTGTTCTCATTTCCTGAAGGTCGTAATAAACAGCCTCATCGACAGAATCAGGGTCTAAAGTATTAAAAGCATCGTTTAATCTTGATAGAATTTCATCTATTTGATCTTGTGAAGTATAATCAATATTAGTGGTAGCTAAATAAGCAACCGTCAAACAAGCTACGTCAATATAATCAGCAGTAGCAATTTTATTAGCGCTTAGTTGGGTAGACAATGCAGAACTTCCATTGGTTTTCGTCCTATCTCCTGAACCGAATATCTGTAAAACGATATTGGTCATTATTTGAAAGTCGTCTGTAATACTAGCGACATTGTTAAAGATAGTTGTAAATCTTCTTGCTAAATCAGCAGGGGTTTGCATTAATGTAATGATCGAAGACGAGAAGTCTTTAATATCAGCACTAAAAGCAGCCACTTCGTCAGTAATTCCATTAGCAGTAGAAACAACATCATCAATATTACCAGTTGCTTCTTGCAAAGTGTCTTTTCCCTCAGTCCAAAGTGCGATCCCTTTGTTATAATAATTTTGAGCTTTGCTAAAAAATTCTTCATTTTTTTTGAACAATTCGTCATACTTACTAGCCAAAAACCCTTTATTACCAGTCGTAGACTCAGGGAAAATATTTAAAGTGCTTTCTAAGAAAGTTATCTGGAATACGACAAGACCATTTTCATTAATAAAATCCTCAGTCATTGAAGCTGGTTGAGGAACTACTTTTTTCTTTCCTAGGGTTGGGTGAATTAAAGAGCCTATTCCTTGTTGCTCAAGGGCGGTCATCAGCGCATTTCTTGATCTTTTATAAGAAGATGCGGTAGTTTCTTGAATTTCAATTTCTAGTTTAAATTTACCAGATATTTTACCAAAATCTTCAACATATCTATTTGATGAATTAGGAAATTCGTGGGGAACTGTCTTTCTTCCAAGTTCAGGCATCTCTGCTCTTCTTGAATAGAATTTTGCTGTTTTGCCGTTAATTGAATAACTTGATCTAAAAAATCCACTTAATACGCTCATCTTGTTCCTGCTATTACGGTTTGTGGTCTATTCCAAGTTGACATATTTTGTTCTTGCTTGACTGAGAACATATCTGGAAGATTACTTGTTATATTAACATCTACTTTTTGTTGGTTTGTTTCTCTTTGAATAAGAAGGTTTATTAATCTATTTAAAGGATCTCCAAAAGATTTATCAAAAAGACCAGCAAGGGCGTTGACACTACCATCAAAAATACTGGCGCCAAATTTATTAAATTCTTGTGCTGGCGCTCCAATGTTAGACCAGTCGCCAGTCATCATTCCCATTGTTGCTTCATAAGCGGTGTTGAGCGGGAGTTTTACTATTTGGCTTGATGTTTCTAATATTCCCCTTCCTACTGGAGTAAATCCATAAGGATCAGGATTTTCTTTTCGTAGCTTCTCTATTTCTTTTTTTGGTGTTCCTAGGTTATTTATGTAATCTGATACTATTCCAGCATCGTCACCAAGTTTGCCTATACTATTTATAAGACCAGTTAATCCTCTAACAGTTCCAATTTGCATTTCATAAGTCAGGTCACCAAATTTAGTAGATAATTCTTGTGTTGCGTTAGATAGCCTAGCTTCTTCATTTCTAAGTTTAAATGATTTTTCGAGCATTTTTGCACCAAATTGCTCCTCAAGAACTTTGACTAATTCTTTCAGTATAATGACCGATGGTAATTTACCAGTCGCCATCGCCTTAACGAACATCATTGATGCGTTGTCTTTATTCACTTCCTTAATGCCAGCTCTTTTAGACACCCTAAGAAACGCCTCATGCAACAAAGGTTTAACACCTGGTAATTGTTGCATCTGAAGGTTTACCTCTTGGGCGTTCAGTACTTGTTTAGTAAGCATATCTTGGAAACCACGCATAGTATCTGCTAGTGCAGGGCTACTCAAACCAAGCAAACCACCATATCCACCAACTTTCTCTACAAGTCCCCTAGCTAAAGGTGCATCAACCTTTCCGCCAGCGGCGAGCATTTTAATATAAGCAGGAGCTATGTCGTTAAATTTAAGACCATATTTATCTACAGCTCCTCTTAAATACTGTATTTCTTTTTCAGGAGTAGATCCTTCAAGACCTTTAACTTTTGGGATAAGGGCAGAAAGTGAGGCTCTAAAAGAATCCATTTCAACAGTAGTACTATGAATAGATTTGAGAGATTTTCCGACTATATAAGCTCCGCCCATAACTCCCATAGGAGCCATCATTGCTTTAGCAGTTGACATTCCACCGAAAGCTCCGGCCATACCATATCCTATAGCAGAAGGTGGTTTTTGGAATTTACCAACATATTTTCCTGCGTATGGGTCGAATTTAACAGGGGTGTAAGCTCCAGCGAAAGTTCTTTTTCCAGCTCTTTTAGATATTGCAACTGACCTAACATTAGCTTGATTAACCCTGTCTATACTTCTTGCAAGATTGTTGGTTTGAACGGATGTTCTGTTTAGTCTGGATAAAGAGGCTAATCTGGAGAATGAAGAGCTAGTCTTAAGAATTTGCTTATCAAGCCTTCTAAATAGAGTATTTAGAGATCTGACTTCTGTTTTAAATTTCTTAGTATGTTTGGAATAGCCGTCTAAGACTTGTAAAACATAGGATATTTTGTCGCTCATCTAGTTCTCCTTTTGGATTTTTCTTCAGCTCTTTTATTAGCAGATTCAGCTTCTCTGACTTTAATTTTATTGCGATCCGAACCAACGTCAGCCCATTCAAAAAGTTCAGGAAAAGGCATATCTTTAATATCATTATATGAAAAAGGGCTATTCTCCAAGAAGCTGTAGATAGAATCTAAAAACTTCAGCCTTTCTACTTTGTTGGTAAGAAAGGCAATAGATCCAAAAAACTTCTACTATATTCTATAAGCAAAATTTCTGCGGTTCTAACATCTAAGCTGTCAATATTCAATTTGCCTTCTGAAGGGGCAATATAGCCTTTCTCACAAAGAGATTTAAGCATATTGTATTCGTCAGAACCTTCTTTAACCAAGTCTCTATCAACAAATTTTAGAGCATACATCTTTACCTTTTTAATAGGCGTAGAGGAGATGTGTCCGTTCTTATCAAAACAAGAACATTCAGACAATAACTCGTATTCTTTTTCTTTTATCATTTCAATCATATTGATTATTTAGTCGGTTAAGATCATCGGATCAGATTGAAACATAAGTGAGATTACTCCATCTGGAGACTCGTCTACTTCAGTTGGATTAGTCAAAGAAGCATTATTATATAATTGACTCTTTCCAACGCCATCAGGTATAAGCATAATTTGATTTGCTCCAATATTTTTTGACCAATCTAAAGCCAAAACTCTTGGGTCAGAATCAGAATCAGAATCTGAGGTGATAACATCAAAATTAACTTCAGCAATCTTTGTTTCAAGATTTTCAGCAGGAATAATTTTAGTGCTTCTGCCAGAAACTTGAACTCTATTAGTAATCTCAGGATTGCCTAATTTAGTCTTTAAAGTAGACTGAATATAAGCAACTTCTTTTCCATTAACGAGAATTCTTTTTGGTGTAAAGGCCATATAATTATAATTGTGGTGTTAAGTCAAAAGTAAATGAATCTAACTGACCCATTAGGTTAAATTTCATAGATCCGCTTACTCCACCAGTTGAAGTATTTACAACAACAACTAGGTTTTCTTTAAATTCAGCTAACAAAGCGTCAGAGATCTGAAGAACATTATAAGGGAAATCAGTAAGGTTTAAAAACAAACTTACAATATAAGCTCTAATTGATTTTTCAGAAGCATAGCGAGCTAAAGGATTGTTTGGTAAATCACCAGCAGTTAATCCAGCTTGAGCATAATAGTTTTTCATATTACGAAATATGTACTCACGAGAGATAGTCGCACAATCGCTCTTGTTTAAAGATTGGTAAGTGAAGCCATCAGCAGTAGGACTAGCTTTTTTGAAAGCCGTCATCCAAAGTTTATTGGTAACTGCGAATATTCCACTATCATCCATACTAAGAGTAGACCCGCCCAAATCACCAAGTCCTTCAATCTCATCGAGGTCAAAACCTTTACCAGCAGGTATAATGGCGAAGTTATTTAACTTCATATTTGCATAAGGCAAACCAGCGGTAAAAAATCCGCCTCGATTGTTTTCGCTCATCATGAATGAACTGATAGAAGCATTATCTTTTAATCTTAATGTTCTAAGAGCCGCAATGTAAGCAGAAATCGTGTAATCTAATTCTCTCATTGCTCCACCTTTAAAGTCAGCATCGGCAACAAGTTTGTTACATACATAAACAATAACTTTAGAAGCTAATGTCGCAGGAGCTAAGGCAGTTTGGTGGTTAGCATAAGTGTCAGTCTTAGTAAAGATGCCAACACCATCTAAGATTTGATTTCTAGTGTTAAATTTAGCTTCTAAGTGAGTCTTAATACTAGATAAGAAAGCAGTAGGAGCGATAATATCATATCTTGAAGTATCAATCTTATTTAAGATACCAGTCAAAACAGGGTCAGTAGCACCAGAAGCAAAAACTGCGGTAGTTTGAGTAACTCCACTTGGAAGAGACTCTACTTGAATTAAGATTCTGTTTCCTTCAGTTCCTTTACTTTTTGCTGTGAAGGTTACTAGACCAGCTGCATTTACAGCAGTTACAGGAGAGCTAGTATCGGCATTAATAAACGCTACTAAATCAACAGCAATAGTTGTGGCGGTAGAAGTCGCACTTACCGCAATAGCATATCTATTTTTAGTATAAGATCCGACAGACACATAGATAGTTCCTGATTTTGGAGTACTAGCAACAAAAGTTACTGTTCCAACGGCAGGTACTCCAGTTCCATTGTCAGAAACGATAATTGCGTCAAGTCTTGAAGAGGGATTAAGAGATTTAAAAGTATCAATCATCAAATGACCAATAGATCCAGATCCACAAAGGGCTTCTCCAGTTCCTAATTCATTTGAAATACTTGAAACTAAAGCACCAGAAGTAAAGCTTCCAGCGGAAGTTCCTTGTGCTAAAATAAGTGGAATACGATCACTAGCTCCAATTTTTTGAAGGGATGATAATAAATTAAATTCTGTGATAGGGTTAGTGCCTGCCATAATAAGGGTTTGTTTTTTGGTGAAAAACGATCTCTATTTATTTTTTTGAGTAAGAGATTTTAACTCAAAGTAATCTTTATTCTTTTCAAATCTTAACTGCTCATACCAAACAGAATCCATAGGAGTTCCTTCTTGGTCGACATCAATTAGAATTGAGGAATTTGCTTTATGCCATTTCTTCTTAATATAGAATTCTTTTAAAAATTTTAATTCTGCTTGCATATTTTTATATTTTTAGCGGCAGTGTGGTGAACTGCCTAACAGTGGTGATGTTCTTGACATTACAAATCTTTTTTACTATACTTGCAAGATCTAATTACCCTTAGTCATAACATACCACTATGGATCACAGAAACCTCGCATTAATTGCCGAAGCAGAAGCTAATGAGTCACTACGATTAAGTTTTAGAGACTATTTCAAGAAATATGCTTACCCATTTATCCATCCTGGCAGCCCACTAATTCAAACTTGGAGCATTGACTTGATGTGTGAATATGCACAAGCTTTTGCAGATGGGGAAATACCGAGGCTAATAGTAAATATACCACCTGGGTTAATGAAATCCACGATCTGGTCATCAGCTCTCCCCTCTTATATTTTAGGACATAGACCCCATGATAAAAACTTCGCAATTTCAAATAAAGAAAACCTAGTCAATAGAAATATTGGCTGGACTAAAAGAATCACCGAGACACCTAGATATAAAAGTATATTTCCAGATTTTAAAATAGATGATAGGAAAAACACAGAGACACATTTTAGAACTACTAAGGGCGGAGAGATGCAGGGTTTTGCTACAGAAGGAAATATCACAGGAGAAAGGGGAAACAACCTAATCTTTGATGATTATATGTCTTCCACGATGATCCAATCAGAAACAACCAAATTAAGATTACTGGGTAAATTTGATGACACTTTTGAACGAAGAGCAGACGTTATCAGGAACGCTATTGCAATAGTAGAGCAAAGATTAGATCCCAGTGATTTAACTGGCTTCATTCTAAGGTCAAGACCAGGAGAATATGAACATCTTTGCCTTCCAGTCGAGTTTGAGAAAAAAGAATTTTACTATATGGGCAACTTTAAAAAAGAAGTAAATAAAGGAGATTTACTAGCCCCAGAGCTTCCATCTTTTACCAGAGCCAAGGTAGATCAATTAAAGAATAGGATTGTTGATCCCGATACAGGAATAGCCAACGGTAAGCAGATATATTTCACTCAGTATATGCAAAAGCCAATCGCAGAGGGTGGAAATATGGTTGATATGAAGTGGTTTCAACGCTTCGACCTTGCTCAAGTTCCTTTTATGCAGTTTGATTCTGTTTATGTGGTTGCAGATACCGCTCAAAAAGTAAAAGAAATAAATGATCCTTCTGGATTTCTTAAATTTGCCGTAAAAGGTAGTGCGACTTACTTAATTGATAGATATAATAAAAGAGCCATCTACCAAGACACAAAAGCAAACCTATTAGCTTTTGCGGGTAAATATCCTTCGGCAGATAAGATACTTATTGAAGATGCTAATACTGGGTCTTCACTAATCCAAGAGCTTCAAAAAGAATGTGGTTATGGAATAATTGCTCTGTCTCACAAAGGAATAAAAAAAGAAATAAGATTTTACAACTCAACTGGAGCAATGGCAAATGGTAATATCTATCTTCCTAAAGAAGCGACTTGGTTATCTGAATTTGAAGAATCGTTAATGCAGTTTCCAAATGGATCTCACGATGAAGATCCAGATTGTTTAGCTCATTTTCTTAATTGGTTTAAAAATAATTCAGTTGATTGGGATAAGATGTTTGCGGTGTTTTAGTTTTTTATTGAAATTTAAAATCAGGAAGCGGTTTAGGGAGTTTTACTCCATGTCGAATGCAACTTCTTATTAACTCGCTATGCAAAAATTCAATTCTTGTTGTGTCACCGCCTTTTTCATAAACTAATTCATGTTTTCCATTTACCATAGCGTATAGTTTGTTGTCAACAATAGGTAAATAATATGTGTCATATTCAGGTAAAGAACAAAAGATATTTTTTAAAAATTGTTTCATAATTATTTAGTTTAGTTGGTCAACATCACCCGCAATTTCCATTACAGACGTTTCAAATCCTTCATTATCCAAGACATCAAAGTCAAAAGTTCTAAAGGCAAAAGCATCATCAGCATCAACCGCATCAGATTGATTATACCAGCAAGAAGCTTGAAAGGTGTATTGATGAACATAATAAGAGCCATTAAAATCAAACTTCCCATTACTAATAGGCATTAAACTAGAATATCTTATATCTGTCAAGTCGCTTGAAGGTTTAAATCCTAATAAAGCTTTAAAAATAAATGGTTTATAAGAATAAGCAACGTCTCTGGTTTTAGAATAAAGTAATTGATCGTTAGTTGCCCCACAAGGAATAAATATATAAAGAGTCACATTCTGGTAAGCATTTTCTCTTATCTCATTCCCTGTTTGATTAGTGGTTAGCCCATCAGTTCTTGTTGCTTGGTTTTTACTAGAAGTTTCATCACCAACAACAATAAAAGCCCAGTTGGTTGCTTGTCCATCCGTATTTGCACTTTGGAAAACATTTGTTGCCATGTCATAATCAATAGCTCCAGTAATTGCTTGGTAAATTCTAGCACTCATAGTTCCTTGTGCGGGAGTTCCTAAAGTATCACAAGCATAGGTAAATGTCGCGGTAGATGGAACAGATGCAACAACTTTATATCCATTATAACCAGCTTTTAAACTAGATAATTGAGTTATCGAACCAGTCGCTGGGGTTGTTGGGCTTCCAGAAACTTTAAAAATAAATGTTCGAGAATTTATCAACTGCTTAACTTTCAAATACTGTCCAGACTCAGGAGAAGCACTTTCAGTTGCCCCATGAACTGTGTAAGTAAAAATCCTAGCTGTTGGAACGCTATCAAGACCTGTGTTTTTATTGTAGTTTGGATTACTAGCCCCACCAACTTGAACTTCAACATTTGAATCATCAACAAATCCGTGGTCTGTTTTTGTTGTTACGGTTGCAGTAGTTCCAGAAATTGTAATGGATAAAATCTCAATCAAAGGTGCAGACAAAAGATGATTCTTATCAGTTAATAAAGTTTGCACTCCATTATAATCACTTTGGTCAGATCCAGCAATTTCAACTGTAGCATTTCCTCTAATTAAAGGGTGGTCACTCGAAGTAATAGCTAAAGCATAAGTTCCATTTCTAGTAAGGGAGGAAATAACAACAGGAACTTTCGCACCATTAACCAAAACTTGATCTCCAACTTCTAGCTCGTGATCCAATAAGGTTGCGGCAGTTGCAACACTTCCAACTCTAGTGATTGAAGATATTTCTAGGTTAGTTGTGAAGTCTCCTGTGTATCTAGGGAGAACTGCTTTAAGTTGATTTACTAATTGTTCTGTTTGCATAGTTTTTAAAAATCAATTATTTTATATTGTTCTTAATATTGTTAATAATATTTCCACGAGATTGTTGAACAGGTCGGCGAAGGTTGTTTCTTGGCGCAACTCTGTTTCCTTGGCTATTAACTCCTCCATCTTCTTGAAGTTTTGCATAAGGGGTGTTGGCACTAATTTCTAACCTAGAAGATCCAAGTGTTTTACCACGAACGCTTTTTGCTAAATCTCCAGCTAAAACAGCAGAGCTTTCCATCCCAGTTAAGTTTGAGGCTTGGTGATTAATGTATTTTCTTCTTTTTTTTATGATGATTGGATAAATTCTGCCGCTTTTAGGCTTATTCATTTCATTTTTAATCAGTCCGCCACTTGTAGTGTTTGGAATTCCAGCTAATGCGATTGAGCTTGTTTGTAGTCCTTTTCTTATTCCTGCTTTGATTCGTTTGTCAAGATTTAATAAAGATTGCGGTATTTTTATTTTAGACTTCATATTCTTGTATTAATCAAAGTTGAATCTCCACGAACAGAACATTTTAGAACCATAAACTCATACATTCCCTCAAGGTTGGGAATAACTTCCACAATCTCGTAATTATTGCCATCGAATTGTAGGAGGTGAGTTTTATTCACTTTAACAGAGCCGTGCCTAACATAAAAATGGTCAGTAATCTTTCCAATCATATTAACGCCATCAAAAATTTCCTCTCCATTGACGGATCTTTGCATAGCCCACATTGAAATAACTAGGGTAAGGTTTAAGTTAGGATCAACAACACTTGTGTTTGTAGCTTGCTTGGTCTTCTTGTAGATAGAAATAAAAGACTTCATATCTCCTATACAAACTTTAGAAGCTCTTGGTTTTATCCTTTTACAGTTTCCCATTAGAAGTCTACAATTTTAAATTGACCGAATAATTGAGTGGCGGCATTCATATCGTCAGAATTGGCGCAATCGCCTCTATTTTCATAAAGATAGCTAATCATTTGCAAAAGTGCTTGTTTCACATCATCAGGAACAAAATCAGAATCTGCACCATATCCAGCAACAAATGTAATTTTAACAGCTTGTTTTCTAGTGTCGACTATAGGGAAAGTTCCATCTTCGATAAGGTAGATAGCCGAATAATCAGGCAAATCCGTAAAGTAATAATTGGAAGAATTTAAAGTAGTCAAAACGCCACCAATATAATATTCAATCGAAGTAATAGATTGTAGTTGCGATTTCCTTAATTTGATTCCATTGTCTTTATATTGAGGACTTATAGGGCTAACACCTGAATAATAAGAAATGCCATCAGCACAAGGAAAGTTATCAAGATATGTTTTGTAAGTCTTGTTAATCAAATCTCTTCCTGTTATTTTCTCAAAATATCCAGAAGCAGCTTTAATGACCGCAGTTATTAGGGCGTGTTCAGATAAAATACATTGTGGTATTTTTAACCAATCTTGAACATCTGTAATTTTAATTGGCAGATTAGTTGTTCCAGATACAAACTTATAATTTAGAGGTTGTTCAAATATTGTCATTTTATTATAAAATAAATTTAAGCCACTCTAGTTAAACTAAAAATTCTATCACTTAATGATACGCTTCCTGAAATAACTCTCCACCTCACGTCAATAACTTGACCTCCAGTAGAAGGGATGACAGATAGTAAAGAAATATCAGCCGAACTATTAAGATTGCTTCTAGTCCTGTCTGAGTAAGGAACTAATGCATTATTAATATAAAAACTTACATGAAAATGACCTGATTTAGAAGTGGAGGTATATTGTTGTCCAGATACTGTTGAAGTCGTAAAGGTTACAAAAGCTCCTAAGTTAGTTCCGACATCACCAGTAATAATTGACGCTCCAGTGCTGGCAATATTGCCATTGCTTGTGAATATTGCAAAACTATCTAGCACTCCAATATCAAGATATGAGCAAGAAATAGGTGCGATGACGGTAGCAGTTGTCATATTTATTGCGCCTGCTGTAGAAAATAACCTTCCATTTACTGTAGTTCCCCCGCCAACGGTAACAATACCATTATTAGCAATAAAAGTTCCGTGCATAGTACTGGTTGCTGCAATATTCATTGCGCCATTAGTAATAAAAAAGACATTACAAGCAGAAGCTCCGTCAAATAGATTAATTATTGCTGAAGCCCCTGCTGTGAAAGTAGTGCTAAATCTAAATATGAAAATTGCATTAGAGTCGCCCTCGGCATCTAATGTTAAGGTTGATGATGCAGCTAGTGTGCCAGCGCCAGTAATATCATAAATCCCTGCTGTTAATGTTTCAGTAACAAATCCGATGGGGTGGGTAGCCGTTCCAGTTTCTCCACTAATAGTAGCATGAGCAATAATTAAATCTGTCGCTCCTTGCGCTGTAATAAAATCAGAAGTTAAATCGAATTGTGAATTAAATTGTGCTTGATAAGTTCCTGCCTCTGTGGGCGTAAAAGCCAAACCAGTAATTAATGTATCAACATCAGATGAAGTTGATACTGCGGTGTCTGTTGCTATTGAGTTATGACCCCACGTAACTTTAGCCGCCTCATTTGCTTTTTCAGAGTGAAGATTAGTAACTGGAGTTGTCGAAGCCACGGTAAAAGGGGCAGTTCCTGTTGCTACAGTTGAAACTATTGTATTAAAACTTGGGTTATCTGCATCGGTCAATCCTGCGACATTTCCTTTATTTAAAGTTTGGAAAGATTTATCTCCCCTTAAATATTGCGCTGTTGTTCCTGCTGGAATGTTAGGTTCTTTTGCTGCATTAACTGCGACAATCTCAGCATCTACAAATGCTTTATTTGTAAAATCAGTTGATAATACTGGTAAAGCAGAAGATCCCATACCGGAAGTTCCAGCTCCACCACCAACGATGATTGCAGTGTTTGGGGTGTTATTTTCTATTTGATTTACTTTTAATATGCTCATTGTATTTCCAATAAAGTTGTAGGAGGAATTGTGAGTGTAACTCCTGAATTTATAATCATCATGCCATTGCTAAAATAGTTCTTATTGGCATCTAATGTGGTATTAACCAAAACAGTATTGCGGTGACTTGTTAAAAAGTCTTTATTAGTGACCCTTAACTGGTTTTCAGAGGAGGATTCTACAACCCCTCCGCTTTTTCCGACAATGACTGCTTGAACCCAAGAAAAGAATCTCATTATGTTAAAGTATTTGTTAAATTATTTATAATTCCACCAGTATAATTTGGAGTAGTTGTTAATGTTTCGACAACCGATCCATCATCTAAATATGTTTTAGAAACAACATTTGTTGCTAATCCGCTAACATAAGTTATTACATCTTCTGACAACTTTTTTAACTTAGAGGCAGTTTTCCACTCGATTATATTAATAGGCTGATTGTTTCCATTATAAACAACTTCTACAAAACCAGACCTTCCAATGGAACTCTGCTTTTCTTTTAGCATTAAGCCTCCAATGTGTTATAGTGGGCGACAACATCATCAGTAGTTTCTAAATCATATCCTGCATTAGTAGCTGACCAAGTTAAAACTTTGCCAGATCTTGTAAATGCCTCGCTTGCTCCCTCAGTTTCAGATTTCCCATTAACATAAATAGAAATTGAGTTATCTATCGGGGTTTTAGCAGTTGTTGGGCTTGCAAAAGTATTTAATCCTGTGATTGTCAATTTTTCGTTTCTAATTGATCTACCAGACAAACTAGATGGGTCTTCTCCAACCATAACGCCATTAACACGAACCAAAATATCATTCGGCATTTTGTCAAATGAGTAGTTGTAATTTACCCAAAAATCTATCGTAGAAGCAGGAAGAGTCACGGCGGTTTCAACACCAGCGACTAATGAGAAATAAGATAAAGTGTAAACTCCAGCCGCTTCAGTTAATCTTCCATAAACTTCATTACCAAAACCGTCATCAATAGCTTGTTTAGAAGTTGAATCAATCATCAAAGCTTTATTATTAACGCCTGTGGTCTTAAAGCCTTGTGTAGTGGTTGAAGATGAAACTTGCACAGGAACATTATCACTTGATGCCGCTGAGGTAAGTTGCGTAGTGATAATATCACTAACGCCAACTGCGGAAAATGCAAGAGCGCCTGTTCTTCCTAATTTATAATTCTCAATTTGTTTTGATTGTACTTTATTTGACATTGTTTTTAATAATAAGTTTCTAAAATATCACTAACTTCCAAATCGTAAGGAAGGATAATTGTTAATTGACTGCCTGAAATTGAATAAGAATTAGGATAATTAATTTTTTGTCCATTAACAAACACTTTTGATAAAAGGATTTCCGCTCCTGTGGATGTCGCAGATAATGTGAATATAGTCTGTCCATAAGTAGGAGTAAAAGTCTCATATCTACTACCAATAGGCTCAACGGAAAAAATAACATCTGTTGCATTTATTCTTATCGCTTCTTTCGGTTCTTCGGTTACTTTTATTACATCTTTTACAGTCTTTATAGCAACTGTATTTTTTTCTTCTATTACCTCAAATACATCTTGATTAATTGCAATATCAATTATTTCTTTTTTTTCGGTAATTGTAACATTAGTCATTATTCAGTTACTGTTTGTTGTATCTGAACAGCCCCCTCCAGAATTGTTGTTACAATACCTAAATCAGTTGTCCATTTTAAATCATATACAGCTTGCTGCTCTACTAAAGTTGTCGTTACTGCATTAGAGATAGTAATAATTATATTACCATTCGCTACGTCGCTTATATCAATATTAGTCGGTGAAACTAAAGTAAGTATTGCTGTAGCATCACCTTTATTCTTTCTAATCTGCATTTTAAAAGAATACCCAGTCATATTAACAGGTACTTTTTTATTTGTTATTTCTAACAATTTACTAAAATCGTCACCAATTCTTATATTCAAACAAAGAGGATCTATGTTAGACATTAGGCTACCTGCCTATTAACTATTCCTATAGTTGTGTCAACTCCTGCTTGATTAACAGGAGAAACCAATTTTAAGAATCTTGTAGATGTAAAATCAGAAAGATTCGTTGGAGTTCTTCTGCTTGGAGCAACCACTGCTGTCATTATTGTTCCATCTACCATTTTGTGCATAGGTAAATACGCGCCATTTTTAGTATCACATCCTAAAAATGTAAAAGAAGTTGCTGTTAAATTTGCATCTGTCACAAGAGCTAAGAGGCAAGTTCCTATTAAATCAACTGCGTTAGAAGTGTTTTGTCCTACAGCGATAGTAAATGATAAATCGAAACTTAGAATTGGTTGTTGAAAACTTTCAGTAGACATTATTTAGATTTATTTTTCTTTTTAAAAGATTTATTCTCAGGAGCAGATAAAATAGCTTTGTTTTCTGGAACTTGGACTATTGCTTTTTCTTCTATTACTTTTGCAAAGTTTTCTTCTTTTAGATATTCACCTAAATCTGTGCAAGTAAAACAAAAATTAAATGTGTCTTCTGAACCGTATAATTTTATTAATTCTTCTTGTGAGTATTCGCCTTTTTTTAACGAAACTCCATTACCTGTGTAATCTTCTGATAATTTAAACATATATATATCTTTTAATCCTCCCCTCATTTTCAGAGGGGAGAGTTGTTGCTTAAGAAGCTATTTGAGGTTTATCACCGTAACTTAATACAGTTTGAACTTCGGCAGTCGTGTTTGGTGTTCCAGTAGAAGCTAAAGCTCTAACTCTGTACCATTTTTGATCGTTAAGAGCAAGGTTAGCTAATGACAATTTAACATCGCCAGCAGCGGTTAAGATAGTTTGGTCAATAGCTGATACTGCACTCATTCTATCGTTCTTATTAAGATAATCGTTAGATATGAATGTAGTTACATTTACTGAAAATCCAGAATCGTCCGCAAATTGAACATCTTGGATTTTAATAGATCCAGCCGCAACAACACTAGCAGAAAGAGAGTTTACAATTTCCTCTACTCCATCAATGTTGATTGCTGCGCCAACAACAACTTCGGCTGAAGTTGTGCGAGCGGCTAGTGGAATAGAGCGTTTTACTACTATTCCTGATAAAAAGTCTGTACTAAATGACATTGTATTTATTTATTTAAAGTTAAAATTATTTTCCGTAAAAAACTTTTACGCCTTCTCTAAGAACAATTCCTTGAGCTGCATAAGAAGATTTTCCAGCTGGAACTGCGCCATCAAGAATATTGGTGATGCTTGCATCATATCCAATAGTACCGATAGAACTAGGAATCAACTTATATGAAGTTTTGAAGTCAGCAATAATAGCTAGTAATTTACCAGTATTATCAGCTCCATCTACATAGTCAGTAGAAATAGTTGCAACTCCGTCTACAAGAGATTTGTAATTACCAATTTGATTATGCTCAAACACTCTAACAGCGAATGCTTTTTCTGGAGTTACAAATCTAGTAACGCCATCTGGAGTAGTTACAAATTGCTCAAGAGGAAGATGACCATCAGAAACAGTGGTAGAGAATAGAGTGTTTAAAAACTTTCTACTAACATACATGGTAGCTTCAGGAATATAATCTACTTTCAAGTTAGTTGATAACAATCTCAAATCTTTACGAGCGGCATTATCAGCAGGAGCATCATCAGTAGTTGAAGCAATTTTACCAATGTCGCCTTTAATAGCTGCATCAATGATGTTTTGGAAAACTTTAGCTGCCAACTTTCTTCTGTAACGAGAATCAAGTGCTGTTAAGTTTTTTTGAAGAGTGCTTAATTGATTTCCACCAGCAAGAGCATTTTGAATAACTTTTGAAGACAAAATCATTTTAGCTTTAACTTCTTCCATTGACAATTTAATCAATGATTTCTTTACAGCTTCACTAAGTTGAGCGGCATCCATTTCGTTAGCTTCATACAAATCAACAAGTGATTCATCAAAACCTTCCCAAGCAACAGAACCGTCATTTGAACCAACAGCACCCATAAAATCAATATCATTCAAAATGATAGTGTTAGGTTGTTTGTTAATGTCAATTTCGCCCATTCTCAAAGGTGAGTCAATAAATCCACCAGTAGTAGTAGCATCAGAAAATCTGATAGCTTTTACTTCTTCTTGATTCAAATCAGCAGTTTCTTTGTTTTTGAATTTGCCAGCAATATATTCTAAAGATTTTTTAGTTTCAGCTTCATCAACTAGAGACTTAGAACCGTGAGATCCTGGTCTAAGTGACAATGCTTCACGAGCTTTAGCTTCAGTTTCAAACTCTTGACGAGCTTTCTTTTCAGCTACAATTTCTTGAGTCAAAGCTTCGTTTTTAACTTCCAAGTCTTTACTTTTGGTTTCTTGTTCAACCATTTTAGCATTTAAGCTTTCATTACTTTTGATAGTAGCTTCTTTAAGAGCAGCCACCTCATCAGTAAATTTCTTCATTTCTTCGGACATTTTATTTGTTATTTTGATTTATAAAGTTAGTTAATTCTTTTAATGATGTTAATGCTGTTAAAGCATTAGCTTTTTCCTCTACTTCACGCAGAGCTTTTTTCTCTTCAGCATCACGCTGATTTGAAAATTCTTTTACCTTAGAGATAATAGTTTTACTAATAGTGTTAGTAATATCTTTCTCTCCAAGTTTTAATTGTTTTAAAAATGATTCCATATCGCTAAGTGAAGCGCATTCATCAAGGCTTTTCATTTCTTTAGCTTCGTTTGATTTGATTGATTCTAGTCTAGCTTTATCATTCATTGGAAATGTTACAACAGAACCTTCCATTAATGTTGCCTTCTTAATAAGTCGGCAAGTTTTGTTCTCAATGCTTTTAGATTCACAATCAGAATGGCTCACTCCGTAACCAACAGAAAAACCAGAAATATCTCCGTTCTTAAGGTTAGCATATTTTTCAGCGGCTAATGGGACTAGGTAGTTTTTTGTTAATTCGTCTCTCATCAAGTTGAATTTAGCATCAACCATTTTTAATCCATGAGAGTCAGGTTGAACCCTGAATTTTCCGATAGCTTTTTTAGTATCGTGGTCAGCGAGAAGTGGGAAGAACTTATTTAGATCTTCGCCATCAAATGCTTTTGAGTCGAAAACATCGTTTCCAAAATCAATATTATTATAAACTGCAACATAACCCTCAAAAGAGCCATCGTTTTGCAAGTTCTTAATTTCTAAGTTAAACTGTTTGTAATTGATTTCCATAAGTGGTGATTATGAGTTAATATCTTTTAAATAAGGCTTGATTTAATTTAATTAGCAAGTAATATACTTCCATAGTCATAACATACTACTAACTCATGCCAAGAAACGGATCAGACGGTTGCTTATTTATCAAGAAAATGGAGAAATTTTATCCAAAGCTTTATAAAGAAGGAAAAATAAAAGAGCCAACCAGAGAGTCTTTTATGGTAGATTATCTTGAAATGGATAAGAACTCTTGGAAAAATTTTAATAATACTGGAATTAGAAAAATTTATTACAGGATTTTAGAATTATTAGAAAAAGCCTATCCTAAATGCTAGAATAGCTCAGTTGGTAGAGCGTTCGCCTTGTAAGCGATTGGTCGAGGGTTCGAATCCTTCTTCTAGCACCATAAGTTCAACAATCATATCTTTTCTGAACTTTTCCTTGACTTAATCAATCCAACTAGTAGAATCTTCTTTGACATAGTGGCGGAATCGTTAAAGACGCTCATAGAAAAAGAGGCAGATAGGAGTGGTGCAAGTCCAACGCTAACAAGTAATGTTGAGTGGGTTAGTGCTAGAATCTTTGCTCGTGCTAAGGTGGAAGTCCTTAGCCTATGTCACCAAACAACAATTAAACAATAAACAATAAGCAAAATGGAAGAATTAGATTTATTTAGATTAAAGCCTTATGAACTTACCGAAGCGCAAAAAGCGAAGGTGCAAGAAATTAAAGAAAAGGCAAAAGAGTTATTAGAAGTAATAAATAACGGCTACAGTTTAGTTGATGGAAAAACTAACTACCAACTAACTAGAGATCAAGATTGCCTTATGGCAGCTACATTCAAACTAGAGGAATGTGTAATGTGGGCGGTTAAAGGAAATACTGCAAAAATGGTTGTTGAATCAAGACCAAACATTCCGTCAACTGGATGTATTGTAAAAGACGAATTATAAACAAAAGGACAATTTATGAATATTAAAAATGGGTGGTTAAAAATTAACCAGAACAACATTAGAATAAATACAATACAATCATTTTCAATCCAAAAAGGATCTGAGACTTACAGAGAGTATGAAACTGATAGGTTTGGAAAGGAGATAACATCTTTTCGATCCATTGAGGAGGCGAGAAGAATGGAACGTACGGCTCATACAGTTTCTATAGAAATAAATAGCATATTGTATGTTATTTTTGATAGTAAAAATGGCGGAACTTATGAGTTGGCGGTTAGAAATGCTGAAGAAATAATAGGTCAAATAGAGAAAGAATTAGGATTATAAACAAAGGAGAGACAATGGACTTAAAACTAGCAGAATACGATTTAGAAGGGAAGTTTAAGGGGTTTTTAGAGCTTGGCGCAGATGAAGGTTTTGCTTATTGTGGACATTTTATCTTTGCGAGTTGGTTAAAGGAAGAATATAGATTTCATTCAAACACAGATAGAAAAGAAACGTATTCTGATTATTATCTTTCGAGATATGATAAAGACCAAAAAGACCCCCTGAACCGCTTCGATGGCAGATTTAATAATCGAAGCTATGGGGAAGGGAGGTTTGTACTGATTAAAGACGATCAGGATAATGTTGAGTGCGTTGGGAATCTGCCTATTGCTCCATATTACGATCCGCCATGTCCTGAACAGAAATATGAGCTTAAAGAAGTAATTTTTAACCTACACGAAAACCCAGAGGCTTACAAGCTAAAAAGTTCCTATAATTTATTGAAGGATCTTTCAATGGGTTACAATAAAACAAAATAAACAATGATAGAATTTAAAGACATCTGCCAACTAATTAAAGACGGCAAGTTTAAGCGCAGAGAAAAGAGAAAAGGTTGGAGATATTTATTGTCTGATAATTCTGAACACAAAAGGCATATTGATTATAAATCTGGTGATTCAGAAATATCAATACGAGGAGGGGCATATTGGAGATTAACTATCAATGGAATTAGATTTCCGATGACAGATCAGATGGAATGGCAGATGGACATGGCTTTTTATTTTTTGCGTGAGCGCACGACTGAGGATTTAAGAAATAAACTTTTAAAGGATATTAATTTGGCAGTGGGATGGTGAGAATGAAATTTATGTTCCAGAATATAGCGATAAACAATTATGACTTACAAGTTCAACAAACAACAACACTCTACCAAAATCAAAGAAGGTTTAGAGCGAGCTAAGAAGAACGGCAAGAAACTAGGCAGACCAAGTGGGAAGATTAAGGGTGAGGATGATGTTATCTATTATTATGAAGGGTGTTTGCAAGCTAGGATTGATTTAAAACTAAACTTTAAAATAAGATACCAACTAATTGCCGAAGCAGCCAGTGTTTCACTAAGCACAGTAAAGAGAATAATCAAAAAACATAAAGCTACTCAGTCACATTCACTTGGTTCGCAGCAACTCCAATAGTATCTGTCATATTCTGGTCGCCAGCAATAGCTACTTGGTTTCCATCAATATAAACTGCGTCACCACCTACATCAGTTTTACTCATACCGATATATTTCCTTATTTCATTTTTTGTTACGCTTTGAATCTTACTAAGAAGAACTGAGTTATCAAGTGCGCGTTCTTGAAGAGCTGGTATCTCAGTAGTGTTGTAATCAATCTTAACAATGTTCCTGGTGGGAAAGAAATTTTTGTAGATGAAGTGATACTTAAAATCACAATATTTATCAAGTAAAGGAAGGATAGCTTTATCGTAGAAATTTAAGTTTGATTCCTTCATGTTTGAGTTAGAAGTGTATTCTCCTTCAACCATAGGAAGTGGAATATCGAAATTATTGTAAATAGCCACCCTCATTCTTCTCATTAGTTTTTCGAAATCCATATCTTTTAGATTCATATCTAAATTCTTAGCATCGAAAGGCATTCCAATCACTAAGTTTTTACCAGCATTGTTAGCTCCAGAATAATTCTCAGCCAAATATTTACGAATCTTATCCACCTGTTCAGCATTTGGAGGAGTTGAGCCATCTTTAGGAGTGAACATCATCCTAGCAGACATTCCATTATTCAGAAGATTTGTGTTGTGGATAGAAGCTTCTAGGTATTGTTTGATTTCCAGCTCTACATTTTGAAGAGGAGAGTCACCAACCAAAGCATTAAAGAAAGGATTCGTGCTTGGTTCTTTAGAATGCAACAAAATGCCAAATTTATTATCAACAAAAGCTTCCATCACTTTTCCGTTAATATTAGTTATTATTTTTTTTCTGAAAGTTTTTTGTGTTCCATTAGAAGAGTATTGGTAGTAATCAACATATCCATCAATTCCCGCAACAGCATTAACATAATCTGGCCTAAGATTAAAAACCTCACTAGGGCTGCTAATTATCTTTGTTCCTGCCGAGTTCATTACATTACTAAGATAGATGTAATTATTTCCAGTCGTAAGGTAGTGAATAAATGCTTCTTTCTTATAATCCAAACCAGTCTGTTGAAAGTTTGGTCTTGAAAAGAGAGTAACAAAAGCATCATCAGTAACCGCAACAGCACCCTCTTTTTCATTAGAATAAGGAAGGAGGGAAACAATAGATGCTGCGGACGCTATAGTATGTATAGCATGACCCACAGGAGCAACCTTAGCGTAGTATTTGAGGTAAGTAGAGGAATCATTGGCAAATGAAAATTCAGTACCTGAATCTATAATAAAAGCACCGCCAGACAAACCTTTCTCCTCAATAACAAGGTTATCGTTAGAGCGGAACTTACCTATAATTTTTTGAAACATATTTGAAATATTGATCGTGTGAAATCTTCAACTTCTAAGTTAGTAAGTATTTTTATTTTAAATGCAACTGTTTTTATTTAGTTATTTCTACAATTTGAGCTTCACCGCTAGTCCAGATATTCATCTTAACTGTTAAATCAATAGCTTCTTTTGGAGTTTTACCAAGATACATTGCCATATAAGCCTCTTTAAATCCAGCCCCATCTGTTGCGTAATCATCTTCAAAAATTTCACTAACCGCTCCAGAGTTAAAACTGAATAATTTCTTCTCAAAAACGAGGTAGTAGTTATTTCCAACTTGAGAAATTTCTTTAATTCCTTGATCTTTTAACCATTTACCAAAATCAACAAAGAACCTTTGGATTCCTAAAGGATTCGCAGATTCTGGTTTTCTAGTTTGGCAGAATAATCCAAAGTTAGTTAATTCCGAAACTGCTCCAGTAGATGAATAAGTAATATCGTTAATACTCATAATTTTCCTTATTCCTTTATGGTTGGTTATATCAATCTTATGATAAGATCCGTAAAAAGCACCACTATCAGCAGCAAGAATAATTTTACCTTTTAGGTTTTGAGCAATAAGAACTGTCATAGTAATTTAATTAAGTTTTCGGTTTATCGTGGTAAAAACTAATTTACCATAGGTACGTTTTATTATCAATATCTATTCCTTATTTTACATAATACGGCTATAAATCCCATAGTCATAACATACTACTAAGCCATTTAAGCCTTTAAACATAAGGATAAAAAAAACACTTGACAATAAAACGTAAAAGAAATAGCTTGACAAGACCCTGAATTATTGGGGGAATTTAAGGGGGAGGCAGCAAACTTGCTAGCATTTCTCGGAGAGAAGCCGCAAAAATAAACTTGGGGTTTACTATATACGAGTTCAGTTTCCTTTTCTTTCTTCTTGTCAAAACTAAAAAATTTCCAAAAAATATAAAATCAAAACTGCTATTTAGGATAAGGTAAAATTCTGTGTGTTAAATAGGGGGTGGGTAAATTATTGGAAAAGCAAAAAGCAAAACTATTTTAATTGTGGTTGGGTAGGGTATTAGGATAGCGGCATAGGGGGGTCATCTGTTTTTCGCTTATAGGGGTACACACAACACCCCTCAGTTGTTTTCCATCACCACCCCCATCAATATACATCACAACCAATCAATCAGCTACTCAACAATCTTAGCATCAACCATTAACAAGCCTTCACATGAGTCAATTACAATCCTTAGCCCATCTTTATCAAGCTTCTTAATTAGAGACTTAATCGCAAGCAATGCAGTATCAGCACTTATGTTTGTTGCTATCGTGTCCCTGCTGTTCTCCAGACTAGAGCCGCTTAGCTTAGCTACATTCACAAGAGTACTTGAAACAACCTTAGCATCTCGCATCCTCCTAATTTCTCTAGAGTTTGCACCAACACCGACAACGTCAATTATTTCCTCTTGGTTGTAATCAATAACACGCTTGAAGTTTTTGGCTAGATAGTCCTCGTTTAAACCAGAATCATGAAAGGCTTGCTTAAGATTTTTCTCCTCTTTTGCAATTTGATCTTGTATCTTAACTTTACCTAAATTGACACTTGCAATCACTCCAGCGTTGTCCTTCTTGTACCCCGCATCAATAGCCGCTTGAATATTAGTCTTTGCCGTTGGAATTAATTTACAAAATAAAGCTTCCTTCTTAGTCAATTCCTTCTTTACATACTTTACATTACTTCGCCTAGTTTCTTTTCTCTTTGCGTCCTGCATTCTCTTGGCTTCTTTGGCTTCTTCTTCTGTCTTGTATTTCTTTGGAGGCATATAAATAATGGTTGTTTTCATTTTCGCCCGCAATTCGGACATTTTCGCCACTTTTTACCATTTTCGCCCAATAATCAACAATTAATTTCCATTTTCGCCCACTTTATTATTGTGTTGTTTTCCCTTGACATCATTACAGCCTTTAAACATAAGGCTTTGAAGCTTCCATTTTCGGACTAAATTAAATTGCATTTTCGGCCTTTTTATTGAATAAAGTATTGACTATATATAACTAATGCTTTACAATACTTTTAATCATTTGAGCTTTTCAAGTGATTAACCAAACAGCTAAAAATTATGACAAACCAATTAAAAACAAAATACCAATTAGCAATCTTCTTTAAAAAAACAGGCAATCATTTTGAATCTTACATTACCAATACAAAAAAAGAAGCTTTGCAAATTTTAAGAGATAGAAAATTAGAGATGAAAAACTGGGCGGATGAAGAGGAAAAACCAACAGGTTCACAAATAACCCTTGTTTTAATTTAATAACCTCAATCTAAAAATTATGAACTTCGAAGAATTAAAAAAAGCAATAGAGTTAAATATTACCATCAATTGGAAGAATTCTCTTTTCAAAGTAATTAAAGATAATCTAGGTCAATATTTAATCATCTGCACTAAAAACGATAATTGTGTTGGTTTGCATTTACCAACTTATTTTCCTAATGGAATAGATCAGAGAAATTTTGATTTTATTATTAATTAAACAACTAAAAATTATGAACTTATCAGATTTATTACCAGTAAAAATAAGCCTAGCTTACAAAAACAAAATTAGAAAAAGAATTTTTAATTCTATGAATGATTTTGAATTTTACAGAAAAATATTGATAACAAGGGCGAGCCGTAGAATTTCTAGGAATACGGGAATTGTTCCTATTTGTTCAAATAGTAATTGTGGCTTTGTGGCTAATATGGGATATTATAAATATTAACCTTTAAAAAATAAATTATGAACTTACAAAACCTACAAAAAGAAATAGACCAATTGAACAGAAGCACTTTTGAATTAAAGCTTGCTGCCTTATCAGTTGCATTCATGTTAGTAATATATTTAATTAATTAATCTTTTTTCTTTACTAATAAAACTATCATACTATAATACTTCTAATTAATAACCTTTAAAACAAACAAATTATGACAATTCAAAACACAAACAAAGAGCTTTTTGATAATTTCGAAAATGATTTATCAAGCGGCATAAAATACACAAAAAACAAAGAAGATCTTCTTTTTGATTTACAATATTTTACTAGTAGAGATGGCGATTATTTAGATTATCTTTATCAAGATGAAGAGGAAAAAGAAAAGAGTGTTTTAAATTCTGCTTTTAAATCATTAGATCAATTAATTAAAAACCTTAAATAAAACAAATTATGTCAAACGAAACAATAAACGAAATTACATTTACCAGAATAAACAGTGACACTTTTGGAAACCCTAGATATGTTTTTCACTTCCTAGACTTAGCGGACACTTACAGCGAAGCATTATTTTTAGCTAAAAAAATCGGAGGCAGAAAATTCAACAATAAACAATATGGTGGTGGAATTGCTATCCAATCCTATAACCTAGAGCAAGATTCAAAATCAATAAAAGAATTAGCAACCAATTAATCAGCTCAAACAACTAAAAATTATGACAGATTTAAACGAAATAATCAGAGAAGAAATAAAAAAAATTATCAAGGATGAGATAGGGGTTTTAATTGCTGCCGAGATAAAAAGCTATTTAAAAACAAACGACGAATTCATGCGGGAGGAATTAAAGGGAGCGATAGAAGATTACGCAAAAAACTCTAGCGTGGTAAATCTTCTATTTAATCGCGTTTTGCAAAAACAAGCAGGGGACTTTTTAAAAGATAAATTAACTATCACCATTAAATAAATCAAAATAATACTTGCACTAATAAAACTATCGCATTATAATACTTTCAGTTATTAACTTTATCAATTCAATTTAAAAAATTATGCAAACTATAAAAACAAATTTTCTTCCAATTACCAACACAAAAGGCGCTAGGGTTAAGGCAACCGCAGAAGCTGGCTCAATTACGATTGACTGGGATGATTCTCTTCTACCAGAAGAAAACCACAGCGAGGCGGCAATAGCTCTTTGCCACAAATTCAAATGGACTGGCGAACTTGTCAGCGGTTGCTATAAAGACAACTACTATTTTAATTTTACTCATTCAACAACTTATAAAATCTAAAACTATGCAAATCAAAATAACATTAGAAACACAAAATCAAGCCTTTGAAGATGATCAAGAAATCGAAAGAATATTACAAGGAGTAGTTAAAAAAATCGTCAAAGGTATTGATTGTGGGGCTTTGTTTGATATTAACGGTAATAAAGTTGGTCATTTTACAACACAAGATTAATTAAATTCATTAACTCAATTTAAAAAATTATGAAAATCGGACAAAATGCTTTCTCAAAGACAGCCACAACAGAAATATTACTAGAAAACAACTTTATTATTGAAGTCTTAACAATGAAAAGATATGGCGGAGCGGTTGCAACCTCTTTTATGATTTGGAAGAAATTAAAAGAAGGGATTAAGCAAAGCGCCATTAATTTTAAATGTCAATCAATCAATCATGGGAAAGTAAGACTAACAGAAAAAAAACTAATTGAGCTGCATAATCTAGCACTCAAAGAAAAAGACAACTTTCAAAGCTTTTTTGAACAGGAAATAAAAAAATATTAATTACTTGCATTACTTAAAACTATCATGTACAATTACTTTACCAAATAACTCTTTAACAACCAATTAAAAAATGACATACTACATAATCAATAAAAATAATAATTATCTTGCTTCAAATATTACTGGATCTTTTTGCCAAGGAATTATTGGATTTTCAAAAAAAGCAGCGCTTAATTTCCAATCATTAGACGAAGCAAAAGAATATATTTCTTATTTAAAAAAAGAATTGGAAAAATGGTTTACTGAAGATATTCAAGATCAATCAAAAAATTGGAGCGATTCACCCCAAACGCCAGTCTTTAATCAAAGAAAAACCTTTTTAAAAAAGAGTGAGGAAAGATTTTTAAAAAATAAAAAAATAATTGAAAGTTTAAAAATTACAGAAAATCTTAATCTTAATTAATCAAAATGAAACTAATCAGAAAACTAATATCAAACTATCAAGAAAATCAACGCTTCAAAAGAGTTTTAGAGCGTGATATTTTATCAACTTTAAATTAAATAATAATTATGAAAACATTATTTTCCTCAGACTTTGTTATTGTCAAAAAAAACGAAACAATGAAAACATTTTTTAAAGATGATCAATTTATAATTTTCGGGGACAAGCAAGAAGCAATTAAATCATGTTTGGGAAAAGAAAAAGTAATTTCAACGGATAAATTGAGTAAAAAAAATAGTAAATTATTAAAAAAACAAATTAAAAATTATTAAAAAATCAAAACAAAATCATGCACAACAGAAAATTAAACATTCAAAAAGACTTCAACGCGGTAAATGAATTAGAAAATGTAATCATGCCAATTTGCGAAACCATAAAAGACGAGGAAGCAAGAAACGCTTTAAAGCTTTACATAAGAAAAATATTTAATAATCAATTTAAAAACTAATAAATAATTATGAAAATAGAAATAAAAAAATTTAAAAAGAATCATTTTGTTTTGAATTATCCGCTTTTGAGTTTTTGTGGAACGATTAAACAAAAATATGCAAGGTTTTCAAGTTTAAAAGAAATAAAGCTTTTTATTGCAAATTTAGGTATTGAGCCACATAAAGAAAATAAAGAAGCGGTAAAAGTATGGAAAGAAACTTATTCAAATTTTATAAATAATTAATCTTTTCTATTGACTTAAAACAAAACTATTGTATTATATTACTTCCTTAACAACTAAACAAAAAAATTATGAACTTAAAAAATTTAAAAGAATTAGCTTCTAAAAATAACAAAAATATAAAATATAATAGAAATTTAGGAGGTTATCAGGTTATTAGTGG